CGTAGCGTGAATGTACCGACTGGCTCTTCGACGTAAAGCCGTGAACTATAACAATCGCCTACGTCGTTGTGTGCGCCGTCGTCGTCCTGAAAATCGGCATTCATTGATTCGTCGTACAGGATTAAGTAAGGGTCGGGTGTTACCTCAAAATCAAGCGGGCAATCGACGCCGGTCGACACTGTTATATCAAGCGGCGGGTCGCCTTCCGCAAACGTAACTAGCCAATCTATGTACGGTTGGTCAGGCGTAACTGTAATTGTGTAACTGTCGGCGTAGGCAGGCGCAGACACTATTGCTGCAAGAACTATCCCCCAATAGCCCGCAAGACTTAAAAGGTGTAAACGCTTGAACACGTGGTCACTCTGTTAGCCCCCACACGCCGATAGCAACAAGCACCATGCCAATAAGTATTCCTGCACAGTATTTAAGCATCAGGTTTTCCTTATTAAATGGCAAGACAACATGAACGTTACACCAGTTTTGGTGCTGCCGCTGTTTTGATAGCACTGCAAAGTGATTTGGTCAGATGCTGTCAACGGATAATGGGCTGCCAACGACAAGTCGTGTGCGCCGTTGTTGTCGTCAGCAGATGCAATAACAGTGGTTCCCTTAAAAAGGTTAAGCAAGCCACGGCCGCTAGACGAATTTAAATTTATAGCGTTGGCCGTAAGCAGGTACACGCCAGTGATATCTACCGTTAAGGTTGTTCCGGACGAATACCACCCGCCAACATCAACTAGTTCACCACCGGTAAAATCAATAGTTGTGTTTGTGTTGTTTGGAATGTCGTCTGTCTGTCGAAGAATAGTTACTTGCGAAAACGAATTGAGGTCACTTGCCTGCAACGTCTGCCCCGCCGTGAAGTCACCTTGGTTTGTCATGAGGGTCGGTACCAGTCGGTAAACATGAGGCGGTCTCCTGTCGTCCACGTGAAGGGCGCTGTTGCGTCGATGGAGTCGAATTTAATTTTGTTGCTTGAAACGTTGAAATATCCCAGACGAACCTCGGTGCCACTGTAGCGATATAAAGCGCCGTAGTAATCCGTGCCAGACGTATCTTCGCAAAACAGGTTTCCACCAGTTGCTGCAAGCCAAGTTTCTTCAGCCGCAATTGGGTAACTTATTCGAGGCGCAGAACTTGCATGAAAAGCAGTAGTCGAGCCAACTTCTAATTCAAACCGCCAAAACACAATTTCGTTAATTCGACAATACTGCGAAATCACCGTAGCGTTACCGACGGTAAAATCATTGTAGCTTGGTGTGTAATCGACCCATTCAAACAACGTGCCCGTAGTAGTGTTTACTCCAATTTTGGCTTGCACCGCTTCCATTGCGTCGTTTATATCTGCGTGTTGACCGGCGTGTGACGGCGAATTTAACGCAGACGTTGTGCCCGGGTTAGTGAAACTGTCAAGTCCGGTTGGAAAGTTAGTTGCCATCGTTCAACATTCTAATATATGCGGTTGCCTTCAACCGGGTGTCCGTCATAACCAAATAATTCATCGTACACGTAATCTGTGTCATCGTATGTGTCAGCTGTACCGCCAAGTTTTGCTAACTGTGCGTCATCCAATATCACGTTCATGTTGTCTTGCATGGGCAAACAACGCACCGTAAACACAGCGTTTTCTGGAGAAATATTTATGCTTCGACCGGCAACAACAATGTTGTCTGTGCGTGCAACACCGCCAGTAGGCGTGTACACAATTTTAGCTGCGTTCCACTGGCCAAATTTGGCGTCTAAGTAGTCAGCCCATTGCGTGATAGCGGTGTCAGCTGCTTTTGCTTCAACTTGTTTTGACGACACACGAAACGATTTTGTTGTAAACCGTGGCGTGTCATACATATTTGACCAACGTTCTGCGGTTTGTTGTGATCCCGGCTCTAAAATCTCAAAGTTTTCGGTTGTGTTATCCCAGCGTATTGCAACTTTTGAGTACGACACATTGTGTCTACCAAACCGTTGCACGCTCTCTGTGCTTTCGTGCGTCCGTGTTTGCGTTGCTGCACCGCCAAACTGTATAGGGTCTGCACGGGTAATTTGTGCACCGTTTACAACGTTGTCTGCGTTATAGCCACGGTCAAGATCAGAAAACGGAAGTTCTGTGCCTGTAGGTGTAGGGTCAAACACAAAATCTTTTCTATACGTCGTAGTTGGTGCTTTTGACCCGTCAAACATATGTGTGTCAATTTGCGACGTTTCTACGCCAGACACCGTCGCAAAATTAAGTTGACCGCACAACATGACCGCAGGATTAATTGGCAATATCGCACCGTTTAACAAGTCCCCAACTGTATATCCGTCAAAATTTTTAAACTGTACAAACGGTTCTATTGTTTGCACGTCAGCACCTACAACTTCGTAAGTAGTGACAGCTGCGCCCAATAATGGTGCGTCAACTTTTTCAAATATCGTTGTGCCGTCATTTGCGCTGTGCCCGTTCAAAATGTATTGCACGCCCAGATTAAAACGAAATACGTATGGGTCAGGGTCAAAGTTCAAAAATTCAACTTTGCTGCGCCCCGCCAAAGTCAACAGGTCAACGGCTTCTAAACGTACCGTGCTATTTAACCCGTCGTCACGCAACGCAAAATCTGCCACAACACCGCCAAACACTTGGCGTGTTGTATTTGTGCTGCCGTTGTCAACAGTTGCTTCTACAATTAATGCGTAGCTGTATACGTCAAGATCACTGTATGTGCCACCGTTCAACGGTGTAAATGCGCCGTCGTTATTGTCAATATCTATAACAGCTGTTCCACGTGACGTGCTTCCAACCCGCACGTCTTGGTTAACGTATGCGCCTAACGTCCTACTAGTCAATTCAATACTGTGACTAAATTGCTTTAAATAGAATTTGAAAGACGTCGTTATTGCCATTAGTAACGTACTCCGGGCAAGTTTGCGACTGGCACACCACCATTGCGTTTGCTGTACGTAATAAGTTTGTCAACAGTGACTTCTTCTGCGCCGACCGGCGGTTGCACAATAATGTCACCCATCACAGTTAGCCCGTCACGTGCTCCCAAGTCTCTTGTCAAACTTGATTGCACATAAGGTTGATTCATAGCTTCTACTTCGCCCAGCCCAAAACTGCCTAAATCAATAGCCTTTTGAATACTTGGGTTAATTTGACCAATAAGGGATAACAAATCAAGAATTTTGGTTTCAAATTGTAAGACAGTGCCCATGTCAATAAGTGGCACAAGCTCTTTTGCAAACGCTGAGTCAACAGCATCGTGCGCAAACATCAAGTCTTCTAACGCCATAATTCGGTCACGTTCTGCTTGTTCAAAAGCAGCAGAACCTTCGGCATTGTTAAACATTGCTTCTGAGGTATCTTCAATCACCTGTAAAAAGTCAGCGACGGCTTGTTCGTTGTCTACACGATTAAATAACCTGTCCATTTCGGTGTTTGTTCTAAACGTTTCTGTGCGCAATTTGCCCATGCCCGTTGAAGCTGCTGTTACGTCTCCTGCAAAATTGCGCATAAAATCGTCGGTGCTAATTGTTTGCAAACGTCGCATTTCTGCTTCTAATGACGATGCGTTAGCAGCTGCAACACCTTCTGCGCTTGCTAACCGTTCGTTTGTTAACGCAGCTTCGTCTAACGCAGCCGTCATACCTTCTAGTTCCCGTGTCAGACGTTTAGAGGCTGTCATTTGTTCTTCAGTACCAACTGTTGTGCTACTGATCAGCTTAAAAAAGTCGTTGCCGGGTTCTTTATAAAATTTAGTAGCGTCTGTAAATTTGTCTAGTGCGTCTGTGTTGCCTTTTGCAGCGTCAAGCAAATCTTCAAACGTTAAACCAAGCGTAAGAAGATCTTTATCAAGTTGTGTGCCCATATTTGCCAACTTGAACTGCGCAACAATTTGATTGTCTAAGGCTTCTGCCGAGTCACCTAACGCATCTTTCATGCGTTGCGTGGCTTGGTCAACGTCATTTTGTTTTTCTGCAAAGAAACTTAACGCTGTCGTTAACGTTCCCAACGCAAGTCCGAACCCGCCTGCAAAACGTGTAGCGGTTTTTGCGCTAGCACCAAACCCTTGAATGGTGTTTGAAAACGTGCGCATACCTACTGCGCCCACACCAGTAAGAACAATTGTTTGTTGCAAACCTTTAGGTAACGCCGTGAATTGCTCTATTAAGGGGCTAACTGTTGACGTCAAAGTTTGCATTACTGGCACTAACGCTTCGCCAATAACTGCCCGCAAATTATCCATTTCAGCAGACAAAATTCTTTGACTGTTTGCTAAACCGTCTGACGTTGCAGCAAAATCGCCCGACATTTGCTCGGTTTGTTCCATTATCAGTTGATAACGGGCGGTCACTTTTTCTGCTTCGGTCATAGCCGATGCATTGCTCGTAATGCCGTTTTCTAACGCAAACTGTTGTACGGCAGCTGCTGACACGTCAATACCAAACTGACGCATTGGTTCTGTTGAGCCTGCAAGCGCACTTTGGAATTTTTGTGCAGCTTCTGGCACGCTAAGGTTCATTACAGACGCAAAGTCGGCTATGCGCACCGTCAATTCGTCAGTGACGTCAACAATGTCTTTGTTTGCGGTTGTCAACTGGCGTGTAAAACCGGCAAATTGTACGGCAAAACCGTTGAATTCTGTTGCCGACAAACCAACAGTTTTTGCTGCGTTTTCGCCCAAGTGCAATATTTCGTCCGCTGCGTCACCGAACGACACAGACACGGCGTTAGCAGATTCTGCAAGGTCGCTAGCTGCGTTCACAGCACCTCTGCCAAAATTAATTATTTCACGTGTCGCAAACGCATTTACAGCGGTTTTAGCAATGTTCCCAAACTGTTTGTCAAGACCGCCAGCTGCTTTTTCGGCTTCCGCAAAGCCTGCTTTTGCCTTGCTAGCGTCCGCAAGTAAGTTGATAGATATAGACGCTTTTTTTGCACCCATTAGCTGTTCCTGTTCCAAATGTCGAACACCTGTTCTAAGTAGGTGTCCATCACTTCGTTTACACGGTTGTCAGCTGCATCATACAAAAACGGGTTAGGTCGGATGTTCCTGCGTGCCCAGCCAAAATGTATAACGCCTGCGTATGGCACAATTTTTTTTCCTGCAACAACTTTTGCGCCGGACGCAATTTTATTTGCCCTAATAGATTTTTGCAGTTTGCCAGAACGTTTAGGTACGAGCGTTTGCGCTTCTTTGACCACGATAGTTGCTGCGTCAAAACCCGCTTGTTTGAAATCTTCACGGGCTTGGTCGTCAAGTTTTAACAAGGCACGGCGCAACTTGTTGATGCCTTGTACTTCAAAACCTATGCCGGTGCCACGCCCTTGCACGTACTTAACGTGTCGTACTACCTGTTGGTCTGTGTAAGCCATTTTTTAACCCTTTTGGTGTTCCAACAACATTGCCCGCATCTCTTGCAATACTAGCGTTGGCGACGCCATTAGGTCATTAGGCGCAATGCCTGTACGTATTGACATTGCAGCCACTTCACGTGCCCAATATGTTTTTACACGTGGCCGGTCATCTACTCGTCTTTTGGGACTAAACGCACCTCGCCAACTTCGTTAACCCATTCTTTAAACGGTTTTAAAGCTGCACCAGTCGTCTTAATTGACGCAAAAGCCAAATAAGCCAAACCTTTCCATGTCTGACGTTTTTGCCAGTCCCTAAAATCCATGTCTGTAAAATAATCTTCCCACGCAACTAGCGCAGGCAAAGTTATTTCGTATTCTGACGGGTCTGTGTCCCCATTCAGGGTTACTTCAATGACAAAAGGTAACATGCGCCCTCCTTGTTGTTTAGCGTGTTACGTCAGCTAGTAGTTCTTGCCAAAGTTCCTGATGAGAAGCTGACAGTGCTCATTGCGGCGTCACCGTAGGTACCGCTGATCGCTTCGTAACCGGTTAGCACCGTCGATGACAGGGTATAGGTCGGGTTCGTCGATGAAACTGAGCCTGCGTCTGCACGGAAAACAATTGTGGTTGGGGCAGCGCCAAGCAACGGGTAAATTGTGGCGTCGATTTCACTGGCTGCAAAGTCTTGGTAAAAATTTATACTGCCAGTTACTTTTTTGCGACCGGGCAAGCCTTGGTCAAACGCATCAGACATACAGCTCACGTTTACCTCAGAAACCGACACGTCTAGTACTAAGCTCTCCACGTGATCCGATAGATCCACGGAATTCACCGTCACGCTTACGTTGTCATATACAAATTTGGCCACTGTTACTTCTCCTGTTCAGGCTTTTCAGGCTTTGTTTTTTTCAGGTGACCAGCAGCCACCAACGCCTCCATGTTACAACCTTCAAGGTCTTCGGCGGTAACAAAATCGCCCACCGTGTACCCTGCAATGCGGTTGCTGTTCACTTTGTATTTCATGGTTCCACCATCACTTCCACTTCAAAGTCTACACCAAGGTAGATATCGTCCCCGTAGCCTATATTGCCGATATCACCGCACGTAGTTACACGTGCATACGACACGACGCCACCTAACGTGCGGTTATTTGCAAGCAACTGATCAACACTGCTTGTGCCGTAAATGAGCGGGTCAAGCCTCGCCACGTTGTTGTCTAAATCGAAACGTTGCACTAAAAACGTAACCGTGAAAAACATTTGCAACAAGCCACGTTGCATGGCGTCGCCATATTCAACAGCGTTACCGGTTGACGGAATAATAATTGCTGACGGCGTGAACGGCACTTCAGGCGGGTTGTCGTACACCACCTCTACCTCGGACGACGTGTTTAACTGTGTCGCTAAAGCGGTTTTAATAGTGCCGTAATTGGACATTACGCAACGCCCAACAGTTTTACGCCTTGCAACAGTGCAGCTACGTCAGGGTCATTGCGTGAAATGCGCACAGCCCCAAATTCCGGTATTGACCCCGCCTGAAAACCAAGCGGTGACGCTTTACGTTGATACAAGCGGCACGCCATAAGTAAGGCAGCTTGTTTTATGTTGTCAGGTGCTGCTTCGCTGTACGCAAACTTTGCCGT